GCAACGAAGATTAAGTCTGAAGGAACACATAGCGTCTGACCTTTAACCGCAATCTTTAGACCGCGCTCATCAGTAAACTTGCTAATGTCAATTAGCGCAGCTTCTAATGAAGTTTCGTTTAAGTCAGCAGCAGTGCCAGGTTCGTTAGCGATAGTGCTACCGTTCAATAACGTGTGAGTACCGATTAGTTCAACACCATCACCACCAGCGTATGCTGAGTTAAATGCATTGTTAAATACATCTGCACCCTTAACATTCTTAGTGTGACTCATTGAACGAGCCAATGCTTTAGTATAACGAGATGATAACTTATCATACAAATTATCCTCCATTGCTTCCTCTGTAAGAGCGAAGCCTAAAGCGATTGTCTCATGGTTATAACGAGAAGTGTAAGCCTCTTGTGCAGTATCGTAAGCGAAGCTTGCGCCCTCACCTTTGGTAGCTGCATTACCGAAGCCAGATAGCATTACTTCTTCTTCAAACGCTCTGTCTGAAGATTCAGTGTCAAACATGCCTTTCCACTCATCTGTATATTTACTATATTCAAGACCGAATAATGCATTCAGTCCCGGTTCTAACTCTTTTACGAGTTGTGCTCTATTAATTGCCATAGTCTTCTATGCCTCCTATTATGCTAAACCTGCGCCAGCAGCAACGCCGTTCGCATGTTCAAAAACGATAACTTCAACTTCGGCATTTGCACCGAAGGCGTTGCCCGTCGTGTTAATTAAGCCCAATTGCTTGAACTGGCCTGTAACTGCTAGTGTAGAAGTATCTAACTCCGCGCCTGAGCGACCGTTAGTTGCACTACCTGTACCAATCAGTACGTCAAAACAACCACCGTTATCTGCAAAAGCGCCAGTACCATCGTGCTGAGCTTTAAATACAGTCATAGGGTCATCATAAACGAACGCTGTGATTGATGCTGCGCCTTTAGTAGCTGTGTCAGCTGGTAAGTTCTTTGCGAATACAACACTACCATCGGTAGCCGTGTAAGTACAACCTGCAAAAATACCTAGTACTGCTTCACCAACTGCTGCAAGGTCTGCATAGCCGTCTGTGTCTCTAGTCATGACATCACCGGAAAAAATACCAGTAGTGTCTCCGTTATCTCCAGACTGAACGGCATACTCACCCATACGGATAGTGCCTCCAGTCAAGTGTCTAGTGGCCGTAAAGCCATTAGGATTATCTGTGTTAGCCATTGCTAAAACCTCTCTATTAAATTAAACAAAAGTATTTTATGACTGACTTCCGAAAGTTGTCGTACTCTTTCGTTCCGGAGAACTAAGTGGCATCGACGCGTTACTTTCGCGCATCATATCATTATCTACTCCAGCCAATTGGTCGTCAGCGCGGCTACTGTAGTAGGCATTACGCTGTTCCACAAATTCCAGAGGGAATTTTGCTAGAACTAGTCCACCCGTTCCGATACATCCGTTCAGCGGTGTTCCATCAGTGATGGTTGGTGCTGAAAATTCAGGATGGTCTTCGGCCTTAACAAGTTCGTACCCCTCTCGAAGTCGTTTACTCATATTAACCTTGTCCTCCTGTCCTAGCATTTCTGCTCGAATCCATCGATACTTCCAACCTTCAGGGGCTTTCGGAGCCTCTAGCAGGGTTGGCGGTGTCCATGACTTGGCGCGAACTGTAGTATCACGTGTACTTGCAGCGCGTGACGAGCGCTTGGAATTGTTTAGCGTCACATTGTTAGTTGCCATTTTAATTAGCTCCTTTATACTTTGCGTATTCTTCTAGAGGTACACCTAAGCGTTTAGCAATATCTACTTCACTCGAAGATAACCTTACTTTGCGTCCAGATTTATTGGCTGCCTTGCGAGGGCTGCCTGCAACCGTCTGGTTCGTGCGGCTGTTTGCTTTGAACTTGTGCGGGAACGCCTCACGCATTCGTTCATTAACTGCATTATAGTACTCATTAGTAGTTGGGTCAACCCCTTCTTCTGTTACCAGCTGATTGTGAAATGCAAAGGCTGAGGCTGTCATAGCTTCGTCCTTTCCAAACCACGGGTTCTTTTCTGCCCATTCTACTGCTCTACCGTCTGTAGGTGCTTCTTGTTGAAACTGTCCGTTTACTCTAGAGTCAAAATCATCTGGCTGAGTTTGCTCGTTGTCAGATGCTTCCCACTCAGTCTCTTTACGTCGGCGTGCTCTCGTGATGGTTTCTCTTTCGTTTGCTAGCTTAGACAATCTTTCGTTTGCTTCAGTAGCTTTCTCTGAGTCACCTGTATCGAAAGCTGATTTGTAGTCCGAACGTGCTTTCTCAAGCTGCCCTTCTACTCTGCCTTCGTACTCACCCATCAAAGTTTTATCCGATTGATTTAAACGGCCTTTGATTTGTTTAAGCTCGGTATGTACGCCTTTCGCGTAGTCTAGAGCTGCTTTTTCTTTTCGTTCTGCTTCTCTATACTTATATGTAAGCTTTTTAATTCGTTTTTGCACTCCGTCAGAGTACTCTTCTAATTCTTCTCCGTTGTCGTCCGCCACTAACTCTAGTGCTGGTGCGTCGTCTTCTGAAGTTTCTGCTTTTGTGTCTACTGTGTTTACTTCGTCTTCCAACTCGTATTCAACAGTTTCTGCGTTTTCTGTATCCATCTTTGTTTCTCCTAGTAAGCGAGATAGTCTTTAGGGTCGTCAATCAATCCTAAAATCTCGTCATCATTTAAAATCCTCACTTCCAAGCCTTTTCTCTGGATGCGAGCACCTGCATAGCGTCCGAAGAGGACAAAATCCCCTACCTTACACCATGGCCCAGCTTCGTAACGGTCCTTATCTTTGTAACAATCAGGACCCATTTTTGCGATATAACCCACCGTAGAGGCAACCGTTTCCGCTTTCTGCATCTTATCAGACACAATAATGCCTGATGCGGTTGTATTTGGGGGTGAGTATGGAATCATCAATATCCTATAGCCGGTTGGCGTAGGCATGCTATCTATGTCCTCTTGGGGTAAATCCCGAGGGTCCATTTCATTTTTATCTAACATCTTATCTCCTTTTAGCAAGCTGAAACGCAGCTTGGACGCTTATGAGTCTGCGCTTTGTATTTTGTTCAGTAAATTAATAACTGAGCTTTCTACTAGGGACAGACCCTTATATGTTCCCGTTAGGTGCTGATATCCAGCCCAATCCGGCGTGTTTCCTGCGGCTAGCGCTTTTTCCACTGCCGTTTTATCCTCACGAATGTTCTTTAACAATTGCTCTGCGAATGTTGCTGCGTCATGCATCCTTATCTCCTTTTCTGCATAGTTATTTGCGGTTTCCGTACGGGATTCCGTTGCTCATTGGCCCCTTACTTGGTGGCGGACCCTTCTTTTTTCCTGGCATTTGATACTTCCTTCTGTGTAGTTGAGCGTCTTTGCTCGTTCAATAGTTGGGTGTACATCTGACCTTCGGAAACATCTGCGTCCAATAGAGCGTTTTCTCTATCAGCTGCAATATTCTCTTGGTGCTTCTCGTAATCCTGCTGCATTTTCTCACGCGCCATCTTCTCTTGTGACTTGAGTTTAGTAAGCTCAATAGCTCCTCTTTCCTCGTCAGCCTGAGTTTTCTGCTGTAGTTTAGCGTTTTCTAGCTGTAGCTGAGCTTCAGTAGTAGGGTCCATAGGCGATTGTTGCTGTGCCTGAGCCATCTGCTGGTCTTTGCCCGTAATTTGAGCGGTGACTTGAGCAGCTTGCTGTGCTATCTGTGACGCCATCGCAGGGTCTACATCTGCTGCCGCTGGAAGAGGCTGACCTAGCATTTGCTCTGCTTCAACTTTGTATTTCAGTGCATAGTGCTCTTGTATATGAGCGGTAAGTACTGCTTGCATGCCTTGAATCTGCTGATATGCAGGATTCTGTAGCATTTGCATATGTGCTTCGATGTGAGCATCGTGATTCTGCTCTTCAAACGCCTTCATAGGACGCCCAGTCATAGAGTTCATATTCTCTGTAATAGGGTCAATTGCTTCCATTTCAGGTTCTGGAGGGAGTAATTTGTCTACATTATCAACACCTAGAGCGTGATACATGCGCTTGTAAGCCTCTCTAACATCATGAATCTCAGGAGAAGCTTGAGCTAAATTAAGCTGTTGCTGTGCCATCATAACTCGTTGAGCCATCGAGAAAATATTAGGGTCTGATACAGGAATGACATCAACTCTTTCGTCAAAGTCAGTCTTCTTAATCATGTTTTCACCACCTCTTACTTCGTAAGGGTAGTCGTCAGGCATATTCTCATGAATGATACGCGCCAACATCTTAAATTCCATCTTCTGAGCGCCGTGTAAGCGCTTATGAACTGCTGACATAATCTGAGAACCTTTCTCTAGAAGTGCCACAGTTGTGCCTACTGGCATGTCTTGTCTTGAGTCACCAACTTGAGTGTCTGTAATAGATGCAAAGCGTCTACCTGTGTCTACCAGTACCCCTAGGAGGCTCGCTAGTGTGTTAGACGGCTCTTTGTAAGGTAGAGGCATTAAAGAGTCTCTAATAGAGGCTCCTGTTGTATCTACATCGCGCCACTCACCTGGAGCAATAGGCTCATCCTCACCTTGGATACGTAATCCTCTGGCCTTGAAACCGCCAGGTAGATTAGATAACGTACCTGCATCGATAAGTTGTCTTAGGATAGCTGTTGCAGCGTAAGTAACGCCACCAATCATATGAATTAAACCAAAGCCGTAGAAGCCTAGTCCAGGTAAGAACTTGTAGTGACAGAAATAAGCTATTTTCTTTCGGCTGTCATCACCTTCTTTCCAATTTTTACGTATAGATAGTACTCTTTCAGTATCTTTATCAATGGTAACAATGTAAGGTATCGCAATACCTGTTTTACCGTCTTCATCTTCATCTTCAAACCCCTCTAAATCTAAGTCAATGTGCATCTCTATAACAGTATGCACGTCATTGTAGTCTCCACCGATAGGTGAGTTTGACTGCCCTAGAGCTTCATCTAACACCTGCTTAGCGCCAGATGTAGTTAACTCAGAACCTTCGCCAAGCTCATCCGATGTCGAATAGAAGCCTACTTGTTGTTGTTTTCTTATGTCATTAGCCGACATTCTCATAACATGAGTTACGCGGCTTGCTGTTCTTAGGTCAGACGTTTCGTAAGGAACTACTAAGTCGTCTGCTGTAATATAGGTACTTACTGGACGGTCTATAGCACCATCATAGTAAATCTTCTTAAATGCACTGCCTGAAAGCGGTAAATAGAATAGCATCTGGTCCATCTCAGACTCAAACTCTTCCATTACGTGCAGGATGTTGAAATTCATGAACTCTTTGACGCGATTACTCTGCGCCATCTTCTCATCAGTTTCCACGCCTACAATAGCTGTATCTACAGGGCCATTAGCAGGGCACATCTCTTTAAATGCTTGTGACTGGAACTGAGTTACTGCTTCGGCGAGGATAGGATGATGAACCCCCGACGCTCCTGGGAACGGCTCGTCTCTTTCTTCAATTTTAAGACCAAGAAGGCTGATTCCTTTCGTATAGACTTCTTCCCACTCGCTACGCGACGCTCTGTCTTCTTCATATAAATCAATTAGCTCATCGGCAAGTTCTTCTAAATAATCGTCGTCTAGTAGCTCGGCTAGATTAGCTGAATGCCCTTCATCTGACTCAATATCGTCCTGAGGGTCGAAATCAACGATAACAGAACCGTCATCCTGAGGGTCTACTTGACTTCCCATAACATCCATCATCTCTTCTGGAGTGGGCATTGGAGCCATAGGCGCCTCGATTGCAGTTTCTATTGCCATGCTATTTTCCTAGTTATTTGTTTTTATTTTAACAGTTATTATAGTATATGTGAAGTCAGCTTATTTTGTCAATGAATTTAGATAGTCTTGGTGTGCT